ATAATCCTCACACTCGTCCTTAACATCGTTATTAAAACATCGATATGATGTAGTAATTGATGTATTGTTAATAACTTTTATATTTGTTAGATATAAAAAGTTATTTGTTTGTTTGAAAGGAAGTTATTTAGTAACTTAATCTTTCATAATCAAAGTATAGCATATATTAAAAAATAATAATTAGCGGCATAGAAACACATACACACACCATACATGCACACGCGCCGATATAATTTTTTTCTACACTACGAGTTAAAACCCTCGCGACAAGATTTTTAGTTCATGTGCAACGATCAATTGTTCTCGCTTCGTGACTCAACTCGTCCTCGTGTCAACTCTGCATACGTCTATCCCCCGTACGACGCATAATGCGTCCCTGGCGCTAAAGCGCGCGCCTGCGGCGCGGGAATATGCTATGACGATTTTCTTAAAATGTCAACAGCATGTTTTTTCTTATATGAACTACACTATATCCCAAAACTACTAGTTTTGTAATAGGACTATAAAATGGCATTTGAGCAAAACACAATTTTTTAATTATTATGTACGTACACGTCATACCATGTTGCTAAACAAGCGCGCGGTCGCGACCGTCTTAAACATTTGCAGTTGACAAATCAGAAAAAATATGTGATACTATAATGAGAGGCAAGAACTATGATCGCAATTAAGTGCAGTGGGTCGGCCACAATACGTTTAGGTGAGATGGTGCCATTACAAGGAGCACTTAAACATCGAACGCAGAAGGATATTGACGCACTAACAGATTCATTAAATGAAGTGGGGCTTCTCCAGCCGTTCGCGCTATGGGGAACGTATATTCTTGACGGACATGGACGCCACGCGGCTCTTATGCAGATGTCCGCGTCGAGTTCGGAAATCTGGGAAGCAGATTGGCCAGTAGTAGAGGTGGTTGCCGATACTATTGAACAGGCGAGAGCTCAGCTATTGGAAATGAACTCTAAGTTCGGGAAGATAACCCCAAAAGGCTTAGAGTTGTTCCTTAGGGATACTCCGACCATCAAGGTTCCTGTATCGTTAGGTGTTAAGGCTCCATCGATATTACCAAAGGTAGTACAACACGCACCGAGAACACATGCGATTATTAAACTTCGCGTGGAGAAGGAGCAAGTACCCGCGTTTACGTCAATTCTTAAAGAGTTGAGCTATGTGGAGATCGTTTAGTGGAAGAAACAGCGCTCGCAGTAGTTGAAGATAAACTCCCACCTATTCAGCCAACGCAATTAGCGTTGACACAGGATATGCGAGAGTTCTTACTTCAGCCACGTCATTTGGTAACAGCTCAGTCGCTCAGTCGTAACCCACTTGACGATATCTATGCGTTCGCGAATAAGTATAATTTACCGCTGTACGAGTTTATTCAGAAGTATCCGAATGAAGCAATAATGGCGGCGGAATTAAATGTCAGTGAGTGGACGCAGATAAGTGCAGAAGCGGCACTCACAGGAAAGATAGTAACGGATAGTGGAGAAGTAAAACTTAATAAGAATGTAACGGATTTATTAAAGACAAGAGTATTGGCAGCGCAGCAGGCACTAGATACGGTTATGGCATACGCTATGAGTGCGGTCCCAGAAGGTACATTGAAGAAAGATCAGGTAATACAAACGTTATATAATCAGGCTATAGTTAAAGGTAATACGAAAGCACTGATGTATTTAGTGGATAGAATAGAAGGACGTGTTGCGGAGAGTAAGCAAACGCAATTCGATCATAGTAATGCAGCGAATGTATACAACATTCTCTGTTCGATGTTTGACAAACAACTTGAGGTACTTAATAGTGGCCCGGGTTCAAAGATAATTTGTTGTTCGCGTCGGGCCGGTAAAACGCACCTTATTGCCGGCATGTTTCTTGTAGAGTGTTTACGTATAGGTAATACTACTTGTCTTTATATCGGTAAGACAATGGAACTCGCAGAAGGCCTATTATTCGAAGCAATGAATCAAATTATCGACACTTGTAGGCTCAAAGACGCGAGAGGGCAGAGGCTTAACTTCAAGAAGTTCGATAATGGCTCGAAGATATTAGTGCGTGGGCTTTCCAATACCAAAGACCCGGACATGATTCGTGGTCATAAGGCGAAGATAATTGCTATCGATGAATTCTTCCATATGACGGAAGATGGACTTCTTGAGTATATGATTTCAGAAGTACTGGAACCGATGCAGATGGACTTCGCTTCTGACCATAGAATGTTATTTGTTGGAACGCCACCTAAGGTTAAAGGGACATACGGAGAGAAGATGTGGACTGAATCTCAGATACCGCATTTCCGATGGACATTCCGGGATAACCCTTTCCCAGTCGGCCAAGATAAAGAAGCCTTCGTTATGAAGAAACTCGCTGATAAGGGCCTTGATTGGTCTAGTCCTTATGCGCAGCGTGAATACGGTGGCGAATTTGCATACGATGAAGATGCATTGTTGTATCCGTTGTTTAGTGTATATGATCCGGCTACGTACACACCACAGATTAACGTAACGAATGTATATTGTGGTATTGACTATGGAATGAGTGATTGTAACGCATTAGTAGGCGTAGCGTGGGATGCCGAACTTCGCCGTGGATTTGTGTTCTTTGAAAGTAAGTTCAATAGGCTTCAGGTTGATAAGGGTATATCAATGCTTGAGCACCTAAAACGTGAAGTGAAGTACCTTTGGGAGATGTCGTTTGACTTTTTCCCAACATATACGAAACTTGAAGCGAATAAACGTATTATGTGGGACGCTGACTCGTCGGACCAACAGCTGACGCAGGAGCTTATGTTTAATGTGCGGTTGAGGAATGATGAAAAATCACTTAAACTACAGATTGGAGATGCCCACAAAGTTGATAAGAACTTAATGCATGATAAGATTAGGGATTTGCTGCGGACGGGAGCATTACTGTTGCCGGCCGCTTCAAAGATAGTACAGGAATGTGAAAAGACCGTTATGAAGAGGGATGCAAACGGTTCTATTCTCGCGGAGGTTGACGAGAAGTATTATCATCCCGACTTGTTACCCGCGCTCGTACGCAATGTGGAATGCAGTAGGGCTCGAAGTGGTTAATGAGAAAACTGGTGTGGATTTTGAGATTGGGGGTATTGTACATACAAACCCTGAGATTGAAAAGGCTCAACGCGAGGTTGGCCGAGATTCACAAGGACGTAGACTGCCTGAGGGCTATGATGGAGGAGTTATATAATGGATCCGTTTACACTAATTGCACAGGCTATAGGTCAAGCGATTGCTTTCAGTCTATTAGCCGTAGGTATTGTCGCTTTTCTAGGTGGCTTAGCCGCTTCAACCGCTGGCGGAGGCTCAAGTTTACCATCCGGTAACTTCGGATCTGGTACCAGCTGGAGAGGGAGCGACGGACGTGGTTAAACTTATTAAACTGCTTCTTGAGCAGTATAGATACAAAAGGGCGATGCGTAATCTCTCTAAACTCGAATGGAGTACCGATTTTCTGGTATTCCTATTGAGAAGAGCGCAGATTAAAGGACTCGCTCTTCGTATCACAAACCGAGACTTGAAGACACAAAAGGAACAGGTCTTGGAGATAAGTGTTGATAGTCCTGCGCATGTTGATTTTATGCGCGGTGAGATGAAAATGAACCAAGACGAGTGGGATGCAATGCTTGGTCTTGGAGGAGTTAAGTAATGATAACAGACGGACCAGTAGTTCACTGGAAGCAGAATACTGCGACTAAAATGTTTGAACCTTCTCGGTATCCGTCTGATATAAAGGACTCTGACTACACACTACCCTCAGGCATCCAAAGCACGTTTACTCACCTCAATAATATAATCGAAACGAAATATACACGTGAGTATATTAAACTATGCGCGTTCTATAATAAGTTATTCCCATCGTTGAAGTCTTGGGATTGGGGGCAGTCAACTCATAACGCTATCGCATTTAGCTGGCAAGAGCAGGAGCGCTATGATGGTAGCGCTGGCATTGCAGAAAACTTTTTGAAGAAGGCGATTGATCAGGTTGTCGCAAGAGTAGCAAACATTAAGTTTGATGCTGTAATACAGAGTGATATACCCTCAATGCTTCTTGAGATGTATAAAAATCCCGTCGAGCGATACCTAAAAGGCATCATAAAGAATAATAGGCTAACACGGCTTATGACTGAAGTATTTCACGACGCTGCGATACTTAACTTTGGCCATTTGTTTATTGATCCGTGGTCTGGAGATATAAGAAAGATAGCGGATTGGGAACTCGGATGTTATGAATCAGAATTTGCAGAAGGTTCGCTTAAAAGAGCGCTTATTCGCGATTTCGCATTTCCGGTAACTGCACTTGGCCCTTATATCGAAGGTCTTTCAGAAGCAAAGATTAAAGATATTATCGGAATGAAGCCTCAAGTAGACTTAAAGTTGTTCGTTGACGCTGTTAGGAAGGAAGCATACGTAACAATCGAGACTGTTACGCTTGATCCGATAAAGTATGACTTCGATGAGATACTCCTAACTACATTTTCTTGGGACATCGGGGTTAAAAGAACGCTAGTAGCCTCTGCCTTTGACATGGGTTACCCTCTCCAGCGGTCGATTAACAAGCTGAATGCGAAGAAAACTCAGCTTATAGAGAACTATAAGGGGCCCGTGCCTGTATTTAATAATGATTGTGATGTCATTGTAAAAAGTATGGGGAATAGCGCAGGAGAGGCGTTATTTCTCGCGTCCGGGCGTAATCCAGCAGAGGTTTTGACGGTTATTAACCCGACACCACTTGATCCTGAGATGAATGCTGAAAAAGAAACCCAAAAGAGCACGCTTCAGGAGTTGATAGGCGCGCAAGAATTGTCTCTTGATATGGAGAACATTAGAAGTGCCGCTACCGTTATTGCATTAGACCAGTTACATGACAAGGGGTTTCAGAGTCAGCTTACTAACATTGGCGCTACTGTATCGAATGTACTTGAGAACGCTCTTAGATTCGCTGCGTCACGGCATGATGAAGCATTACCGATAGAAGATGTACCCTGGGAAGATGTTGTAACATTACTTGACCAGTGTTACATTGAAGTTCAGGTTCTTCATAATGCTGACCCGCAGAATACCCCACAGATACCTGAACCCGATTACAATCAGATTTTGGTGGATAGGGCATGTTTGAACATAATGCGCGGGCATAGCAAGTGGGAAGAAGAAGTAGAGGATTATCTTGTTGATTCACAGGCATTGAAAGTAACACTCGCTATGAAGATGATGAAGTTGCGCGCGACGAATGCAGCAGGTGATGGTGTTCTTGATAATATGCAGGATGCATTACTTTCTGCATTCATCGATGATATATCTACAGGGGCATGGGTACTATAATGGCTGAAGAACAAAAATTCGACATACCATTAACCAGTGGGCTTTCTCTTACGACTGATGATATGATTATCCCTGCACAGGCACCTCAGTTTCATTTTAATGATCAGATTGTTGAAGCGAATATCATGGCGAATCATTTCAAGTATGAAGGCGCTGGTCATATAGCTGATCACTATAGGTATTTATTTGAGAGTAACTATGAAGGTGATATTGAAACGAACTGGCCTCAAGGACGTATTACTAGGTTAGGAAGAGTATGGGCTGTATCTGATGAGTTTGGTGTAGTCGTAACATTCACATGGGGTACAAACATTTCAACTGTCGTTGGAACGGTAAATTCATTCGTTCGCAACGGCGATGTGTATGACATAAGAATTACTACGCTTCGGGGATTTGTCCTTAATCTTAAAGTTAATCCCTATGACTTATCGTTAATTTCGATTGATTCAAACGACTATAATGTTAATATCAACCGCAATAACGAAACTCAATTTGGACTTAATATATCTCGAAAAGCCGATGAATCTGATATACTCAAGTATAGACCAGCTCAATTACTTCAATCGGAATTAACATTGTTGCCGCAAGGAATGACATCAAACGGACTATTAACACGTTTTCTCTTTCCGCAGGGTTATATTGAATTAAACGGTGATTCATATACAGGTGCCTCACTGAGGCACCTCACCATATCTCCTTCAGGATTACCGCCATCGGCATTAGGCGATATCATAGTATCTTGCGTCAGCGGAGAACGAAGTCCGATAGCCATTGCTCTGACGCATGAAATACGAGTATGGGCGATTAACGAAGCAGCTACGATAAGTGCAAACCTTAATCTTGAAGATAATGACGGAGTCCCTCCCTCAGTTAGGCTTCAACTCCAACCATTTGAATTTTCATCTCTACCAGCTTTAGGTGAAGCAGAGGTACGTCAATCGTTTAGACGTCGTACAACCGATGATAATAGACCCATAAGCGATATACGCGAGGATAGTATAAGCTTTGCGCCAGGGACGCCTGCTGGAAATGATTGGTTCAAGGTGGATGGACAATTATCAGAATGGAATGGAGTGGCGCCAAATCCCTGGTACTCTAATTTAATTAGCGCTAACAAAAGTGCAACTGCGGCTACGCGTCCAGGTATAGCTAAAATAACAATGGACGCCATATTCGATATATGGTGCAATTTAAGTTATGGAAATCCTGGCCCAACAAGATTTAGTCAAACGCGTAATATCAAAGTTGAATATACCGATAACCGTATGTGGACTGCCGGCGCCGTTCCTGCTGCTGTACTTGCGGGTTCTACTATAGCTAATCGGACTGGTCTCCCATCATGGGCCTCAATAGCACAGAATGGTACTACAGTCGGCACTAACTGGATAACCGGGAATCCTCCTGCATGGGGCGGCGCGGGAACATCATCTTCTCGTTCCGTAGTATTTAACGGCCTTCAGTCAACAGTAATTACGCCGAATATATCGCAAGATGATAAAGTACTTCCTACGATTAACATTACTCGAAAGTATCGTTGGACAATTACAGTAACGCATTCAACAACAGTACCCACTACAATAACTAATCCAAGTCCTCCGCCTCCCACTATTCCTAATCCCGCATATGTTGCCCCTCCAGCTAATGATACTTATATCGTTGAGTGTGAAGTAACGCATGCGGATAATAGAACTTGGACACCGGGGGCATTTCCTGCCCATACTGCAGCAGATGCCACTATAATTGGTAATACTCTTAGTGCATTGGCAATAAGTAATGGCGCAGCATTATACGCCGCAGGATATTGGGAAAATAGACGTTATCGTAATGCAAGTACGTTTTGGAGATGGCGCGATAATTGGGTTTGGGTACAAACTGAAGCGCCTCAGGACCCGAAACAATCCGAACAGGATAACGGACCTAATTCTTGGTTAATTACCAGTACGTTTATACCTTTCGCGAAAGAAACCATTGTAGTAGTAATTGGTGAATCTCTTGTTCATAATAAGTGGCGCGTTGAACTTGAAACGAATACTTCAGGGCCGTGGCCAATGAATGGATATTCGATCGCTATGAAAGAAGCCCCAAATGTTTCATTAGCACGATATCGTATAGCTTTGATAGAGGCATGGGCGGGTAAAGAAAGTGCGGTTGTTGAAAACATTAACGTTGATTTTATGCAGCGTGTTAGTCGTATACCTGTCGTTACGAGTTTGGCGACTGAGGGAGCTGGGCTTAATCGGGAATATGATGTATGGATGACTGCTGCGACATTAACTCCAGCCGCTAGCGGAGCGGTTATTACGGATATAACTGATGGCGTACCGCTTAATCAAAGATACAAGCAATCGTTCCGATTGGCAATTGCAAAAAATGATACGACAGTAGCATTTAATATCACACTCGATAATAGACTATGGGCCGATAATAGGCCCGGAGCCTTTTCTATTACGCCGGATACGGGAAATCCTACGGGATGGCAAATGGATGTTGTTAGGGGTATTAACACACCCCCATCTTTTTCATCCCCCGTATCCGTGAGTATAACAGCATTTGATAACACACCTTATTTTGTCGCACTAAGGAATCATAAGATTGCTGGAGAAGGGCGGATTGCAGGTGTTACGATTGATTCGATGACTACTGATGCGCGATTTACTCAGACGGTGAACTGTAAGTTAGCCGGTGCCGATATTGCTTTACAGGGGGCAGGGGTTAATTATACTGTTCTCGATGGTACTTGGTCATTATCTTCAATGACTAGACCTGATGCACTTGGTTTCTTGAATTTTACTTTAGCGTTACGTGATACCCTCATAGCGGATATTGATATGATTGGTATGATTACACGGCGCGAAGATACATATTCCTTTTTAAGAAGGGAAGTGTCGGGGGGTGTAACACAATATATCTGGGCCACACCCAATGGTACATTCTTTGTGAAAGCTGGGGCAAATGCGCAATTAAAACTTGTGATGAGAGTAAATGATATACTTAAAAATCGAAGCACTGTTGATATTCCTATACACGATCTTGAAACGTCATCGGCGCTTTTTGAAGACATCAACTATCACGATTTTCCGCGTCTTGCAGAGAATATGATTGATGATGCAAATGATAATCAACATTCATATTATGCACTTAATAAAAACAGTTATATGGAGATAACTCGCTCCGTTGTTAAGTTAATTAAGCGTAATGAAACTACGCAAGAACCGCGGATTGTTCAGAGCCGTATGTTCCGTGAGATGTTTGTTGAACCATCAGGTCAGCGTATTGCCCGTATAGCAGTATCTTCATCTTTGCAAAATCGTCCATACATCTATGTATTCTGCGATAATATCAATGACGACACGTTCTTTACAATATATCATACAGAGGTACGGCTAGATGATTTGAATTACGGCACGCTTGGAGAAGGTTCGTGGCTTTCAACACGAGTTAATCTCCGTAAGAATGTAAATAATCAACCCCCTGCCACTGATGCGATAACTTATTATACAGTTGCACAGAGCGCATCTCAGTTAATTCGCGCAGCAGTAATAAGTTCTACGCGTGTTGGCAATGAGTTGAGATTAGGAATAAAACTTCAGAGGGGTATGAGTCAATGGACAATTAAAACGTCCGGAGGCGCGCCGACAGTTGTAACGGGGTTTGGATCGGTTGGCCCAGATGGTCTGCTTACTGGAAACTGGATACCGAAACGATGCTGTAGTATAACTGGGTTTAATGGAAGTGCACGTGAAGGCGGATTAACTCATTCCACTGATGCGATTCATAATGTTAGCGGCGCCATATTCTTTAACTTCAATCAGACGGTGGGATATGTATACGCAATAACAGGTAACGGTTCGCTTCTTAGCCATGATGAACTTTCTTCTAACCTTTGGTGGGAACAAGCGAATGGATCGCAGAGAGCCGCCGCTATTCCCGTTGCCGCAAACGTGAAGGTCGGACCGTTCTCTATTCCTGGCGCTGTCGCTATATTCTATGGTGTTAATGCGTATGCTGGATATTGGCATTCCGGCTCAACATGGCTTACCGGCGCCAGAAATGGTGATATAATCTGGGCTCCGTGGCGCGAACAGAAAGCTAAAGTCCATATACTCCCGGACTTCGTAGCAGAGTTTATGATGGCATTGGCGGGTGTTAGTTCTGAGATACTTCAACCCGATGTTGATTCAATTCATGCGGCACAGGAAGCGGCGGGGGAACAAGCCCCCATTCCGGAACCCACTGTAGAGATAACTCCTGCCCGTATGACTCAGGCGCAGGCGGATATGATTAAAAATAGGCTCGCTACGGGTGCACGTGGTTCTCATAGTAGTGCTGATATAGCGAGATATGCGGCAGAGGCTGGTGTTACGGATACTGGCATTATAGAGGCAATACAGCAGGGATCGTGGAACTCTAGAAATGGCCCTGTTAATATGACTTGGCGGCAAGGCATCGATGCAATGGTCGAAGAAGATGTTGTAACTATCATTCCTGCTGAGATGCCCGTTGCTGCACCTAGTGCCGGTGCGGAACAAATGGAGACCAAACAACCAGTATCACGTATCGCCCAAATAAAGTCTACATCTATGGCCTCTAAGACTATGGAAATAACAGCGAAAGCTGAACTCCACAGCGATGATTCGATCATACCTTGTTGCTTTAATGGGCAGCGTGTATATAGTGGGCCGGGGTACTATAGTGTTCAGATATATCGTGCAAATAGAAGGAAAACTAATTATCAACAGGCATCAATTAACTCTTGTGCGGGATTTGGTATTAACGTTGCAGCGTTAGTAACTAACTTCCTTCCGCCCATACCAATACCATTTGTTGGTACAGTAACGCTACCAAAGTTGCCTTGGGGTGTTCCGATGGATTATGGTACTACTCCTGAGAATAATGCGGAGAATGAAAACATCGAATGGCAGGGCGGGGCGCATGTATATTTCAATGGCCCGCTTGACCATCGCAATACGGCTCAGTTCGATGAGATATTGAACACTTGTGATGTACGCGACCATAAAGAGAAATGGGAACCGGCAGTAACATGGAGCCTTGAGAAAAAGATATGGGATTGGAAGTCAACTAGGAAGGCGGTGAGTCTCACCGCCTTGGGCGGCATAATCATAGGGAACCGAAGTGCCATAGATACAGATGGCATGACACGAGGTTCAGCCCCTGTATTCACAGATGCCATGCTTCACGACGCGTGTATAGATGCAGAGTTTCAACTTTATTGTACGTTTACCGGTGATGATGTAGTTCACGTAAGCGTGGATGATACAAAGATAATCGACGGTGGATTTACCAATGTTATTAAAGACAGTGGAGAGATGCTTGTTGGGTCTCTTTACAATGTAGTTCGCATAAAACGAAGTCTTGATGCTGCTGATTTACGGCCTTATTCCGTTCTTCAAGGTCTTGTACTTAATAAGACGGGTGCTAACTGGGTTCAAGGAAAAGAACTAATACATGCATTCGATGGATACGGAAGTCGTATTAGTTCGTGGGTAGGTGCCCAGGGGTCTGATATTGAGGAACTGATTTCTGTATCCCAGTATCTTCCTTTCCGTGAGAGTATTCCTCTTCATACTCAATATCCGCCTTCCGCTGTGATGGGTAAGTTTATATCTCTTCCTGTAATCAAATATCAACACGGTATTAACATCGTAGCCAAAGAGAATAGGATTATAGAGATTGGAACGAATATGGATACAAGAGTATATCGTTTTTCAATCCCTGTATTCTTCCGACGAGCAGCGGATTATCCTACGGGAATTAAAACCATTGCCACATATAAACTCCATGTGGTAGATGGGCGTACATCATTGACTACTGATGGACGCACAGGTTTCGCACGTTCTTTATCCAATGCTTCTGATGTGATGATTTATGGGAATGTATTCCGAGCCTTTGATGAATACCTCTCCCAGGTACAACAATCGTTCGGTATGGTGGCGTTTAAGGATAGCGCATTAAAAGTTGGATACGATGTCATTGGAAGTGACACAAAAAAGATTTTATTCTTTAATACTAAGACAAGGCAATTGATGATTTTCACGGGTTCAGAGACGCTTGAAAAAGTTGGAACGACCTGGAGAGTTAAGAAGTTCGAGCGAGCTGTATATGAGTTTTTAAGGCAGGAACTAGTATCAATGGCAGACCTTCAATATCCGCAGCGAGAGCGTGCGCTTATTCGGTTTGATAATCTGAAACCCGTTGGCATGATTCCAATACCTCCGCATTTTACAGATATTGACCGATATGCTTCTGCAGCGGGATATGTATATCAGGGTCTCGATAGGACGCAGGCCGTTTTTGATATATTCAATGACCATATGCTCGATATAAATCTCGGAGTAAATCGTAGGGGTAGTCATTGGGATGCAGTTCCTGGAGATGATATTTCTGATTTCTTTAGGGATAGAAATTATACTGGAAAGAGGTTAATAGACGGCTACTATTGGGAGCCTTTTAAGTTAGCTACGGGATATTTGGGCCTTAATGATTCAACCGATTGCCAGTTTGAATGGGTTATTACGTTTGCGTTTACTGAGTGGATGCATAAAGTTCTTCAGGATAAGTGGGTAACGGTTAATATCGCAGCAGAAACAGCGATGCCTAATGGGCACCGTAAATCTGAAGTAACCCATCTCCGACTAAAGAACGATATGTTCCAGCGGAGTAATGAGAGAATTGGGTATTATAGTTTCCGATTTAATGCTCGAAACGGTGCTGGAAATAGCGAACGCTTACTTATATGGAGTGATGGTATAATGGCATTACGAAACATTGAACTCATTGTACGACCGGTAACCTCGGCCAGGACATCGCCGATGCTAACGCAGGCTGATTTTAATGCAGTTGACGAATTCTGATTTATCAGATATACTATAATGAAGGAATAATATGGCCAGAGTACGCGTCAACCCAAGACCACAGCCTCAATTAACCCCAGCACAACAACGTGCACAAGATGAAGCTATGAGTGCTCATCTTGACTCTCGAATTGAAGGACTTAGGCAGAATACTAATGAGGATGGGTCATATAGGCGTGTAACACCTCGAAATACCAGTGGCGCACAGCGTAATATGGAAGAATCACAGGGCCGCATGACATCCATGGCTGCTCAATTGAGGGAAGATTTTGCTGAACTACTAAATGACGATAATACCTGGAAACCGGAAGCATATAATAATCGGAATTTACAGCGTGCAATGTCTGAACTTGATACTGTTCGACAGGAATATGAAACCGATAGACAGGAATTTACAAGACGTTCGACAGCAGATACTGAACATCAAACAGCGTTAGAGCAAATGGATACAGCACATCGTGAATCACAAGCGCAGGCCGCAGAGCAGTTAAGAAATACGTGGATGCGGAGTATATCAGAAGGGCCTAATGATACCCCTGAAACTAGAGCAGCTGCACGCAGTCAATATGATGTGCAACATCGGCAATATACAGCTGCGGAAACCGCACATACTCAGGCTAGACAATCAGCAATAGATGAACATAATAGGTCTAGTAGATTGTCCCCGAGTGAATTCCAAGCCGAAGAAACTGAACGACAAACCCAAGAACAAAATAGACAAGCGGAAGAACAGCGTATCCAAGAACGCATGCAGCGTGATGAAGCATTTAGGGCTGAGGTGCAGGCCGCGGGAGGCCCGGGAGCTTACTATGACCAACAAATGGGTAATGCGGCATCAGCGACTACAGCTGCGGGGCAATCCGCCGCCGGCGCCACCACTCGAGGACTTGAAACAGCTGGAGCTAGAGGTGCCAGTACGGGAGGAGTTGTTGGTGCGGGAGTTGGAGCAGGAGTAGACGTCGCTGGAGCAGCTGTTACAGGTACTGCAAATGCGGCTATTGATACTGCTGAAGGAATTGCTAAACCGATAGCCAACGCTGCGGGCCGTGTTGTTAATCAAGTCGGCCAGACAGTAGGTCGGGGGCTTCGGGCAGCTGATAATGTTGCTACGGGATTTCTTAATAATGCTATTGGAGAAGAGAATACGCAGAAGGTTAAAGGCGCAGCAAATGAACTCGCTACTGGAGCAGCACAACATCTTGCGACTAATCTAGCGGGGCCAAAACTTAGTCCAGAACAGAATGAATTAAATAGACGAAAGGGAGAGCAAGATAGAACTCGGGCTGAGATGGAAGAAGCGACTCGTCGAGCTAAAGGCGAAGCGAATCGTAATGTTGAGGCCATGGCCGGACAATGGACCGAAATGGCTGCCAATAATGCCGCTAATGTCGCGGCAGAGGCTCAAGGTGGCGATACTGGTGCGGGTGCAGCTATGGCGCGTATGGCTGCTGCCCAAGGAGCCCGCGATAAGGAAGGCGCTGCAAATCTTCAGAGGGCTCAGCAACGAAAAGATACATATGAACAACAGATAGGTCAGCGCGAAGCGCAAGCCGATCAAGCACGCACTGCTATGAGCGCTACTGAAATGCAGCGCATCGGCGCCCAGACAGATTTTGATAACTTGCAGCAATATAATCGTGATAGGCAGAATATAGAGCAGCAAGGACTTGATAGAGGGGATACGGGACCTACTAAAGCGGGCATGGACCCTAACTTTCAACAAATTCAAGGCGCGGCGCGTAGGGTAGGTTCGGGACCTACACCAACAGGCAATGAAGTTCAAGAAGGTGCCGAAACTGCAGGCAATAATGTAAGTGCTGCACAGCAGACACCCCCGGGCAACGCGGCAGGCCAAGCGCAGCAACCTTCTGCTACAGGCACAACTACTAATGCAGCTGGTACACCAAGTACTGCGGGCGGAAGTGACGCAGCCACACAAGCTGCTAATGTTGCAAGATATCAAGAGGCCATTGCTAATGCTGTAGGCCCGGAAAGAGATCGGCTTATAGCGGCAGGTCCGGCAGGGTTTGCGTCTACTAATGTAAACACTCCGCGTGAAACTACTGCGGCAGAACAGCGCGAAGCGAACTTAGGTGGGCACGCACAAAATCCTTGGTATCAAAGAGCAAATGCCGCTGAGAAACAAGAAATAGATGCGTTTATGGCTAGAACGGATGCAGCAGCAAATGAGGCTAGAGGTAGAATAACTAATGGAACTGAGAGATTGCCGGTCAGTCAAATACTCGCTATGATAAGGCAGGTACCCGTAAATGGCTAAATTCACAAATCCCAATAACATTCAAGAAGGCACTCCCGAATACATGGACGCTCTCCGAGATCATCTTCTTACTCTATCCGATGAGGATTTAGGAAAATGGCAGTCGGCGGGCATATTTGATACCGAAGATATGACCGGGCGAAAAATAATTAAGAAGCGGGCACCAAGAACAACAACTCAACAACCTCAATCGCGCGGGTCGGCGATTGCTGCAAAAGCAAAGATTGCACCTGGTGCAAACGTTATTACATCAAATAGCAGCGCGCCCCCAGCTATACCCCCTACTGGAACAACGGCTGTCGCAATACCTGGTGAGCCAGGAGATGAAAAGAATTCGGCCGGAACAGAAATGCAAGTGTTAGAGAAGAAGGCACAGCCAGGCCCGCTTAGAAGTAAACTTCCCCTAATAGCCAGTTTGGGAGGGGGGTTACTTAGTTCAATAGCAAAATTAGGTGGTATGAATGATACGCAAACCAATCCACTAGAGGGTCTTGCATCGGGCATATCTAATTGGGCGAATGCTAATCAATTTAAGAACATGAATAATGGCGTTATTGATGAGGCACAAGCAATGATTAAGGCCTTAGGTCTGGAGAATGCGGACCCATATACAAAATCTCAGTTACTTATGAGATTGATGAGTCAAAGACAAGAAGATGTAAGGGGGGCGCGGTATGGCAGGCGTTAATATCGATAGACAACTCGCCCGCGAGATTGCATACGCATTAAAACATACTCCCCATGTATTGTCTAGTGAGGATTTCAAAGTTATCGATGGAATAGATAAACGAGAAATAGCCAAAGCCATGCTCGAAAGCGGTGAACGTTTGTCCGAGCAAGAAATAAGGTTTATCAATAGCCAATGCGGGGAGAAGTTTAGTCATAATTTCGATGACGCTGATAATTGGAATGCAGATATTCTTGCGAAGTATGCGGACCACGTACATAATTATTACTACAACTATAAACCTGAAGCGGTAGATATTGATCCGAGTATTGATCCCAATGAACAACACATTGGCCCCATGGCTCAAGACATCGAAAAAGTAAACCCTGCGGCCATAGAAGAAACATCGGAGGGTGTGAAAACCGTAGACACAGGACGCCTTGCTTTAATGAATGCGGGAGCTATTGCTGAACTTGCAAGGCAAGTACGTGAATTACACGACGCTAAGAATGTCCCTAGTGATGCCGGCATTAAAACTGATCATACGGCATTACTTAAATCGAGTTACAAGAAACCCGAAGAGATAAGAGCAGGGATGAAGGTAAGTGAGGTTTCTATGAAAGATATTCAAAGAGCAGTACCCCCCTCATTTCCTTCTCCTCCTGCGTTTCCGGCTAAGCATCAAATGCCGATTGATCACCAAACATCCTCATCAATGCTCCTTTGGGGTATTCTTGGAAGGAGGAAAGCATAATGGCCGGTACATTTCCCTCTGATCTTCCGTCAAATTGGAAAAATATGCTGCCATGGCAGCGTTCACGATGGTTGCGAGACAACGGCATTCCGGAAGGCACCGTACCTACCCCTGTACTTGTTGTAAATGCGAATAAGCAAGATGCTTCTGATCGTGCGGCATATGCGACATTTTTGCAAGGGCAAGGGCAAGGGCAAGGGCAAGGGCAAGGGCAAGGGCAAGGGCAAGGGCAAGGGCAAGTAGACGCGATATCAGGTGCTGCTCCAA